TACCTGTTTCATAACGGATTAGTGTGAAAAAGTCAGAGTCAATATCTGCAGTAGCAGTTGTGAGTGCAACCAAATCAGGTACAAGTTTTAATCTATCAGCACCAGGTGCGTTTTCATTTCTTGATCCATTTGCATTGTCATATAGTGTAGGATCTTGTAAGAATGAAATAAGTTGTTCATCAACTTTAAAACCAACACTAACATTATTAGGAAATCTTGAATATTTTTCAACAACTAATGTTTGCTGAGTTGTAAACAAGAAATGACCTTTTTGGAAAATAATACCAGGTGATGCTTTCAAACCAAACGATTTACCAACTGGGGTAAATCCTGCGCCGGCTACACTGATTGTATCAACAAGTGTCGGGCCGGGATCAGTTGGGTGAGGTGCACCACCAACAGTTTTTGAACGGTAAATGGAAAGTGTTTCACCAGCATTGAATTGCTTGATAGTATTATCGGAGTTAGCCAAATCTTCCGTTGTGTTTAAGTAATTAACAAAGAAAGTATTTAGATCAGGTGGACGAGTTGTATAACCAATTTGTGCCGAAACAATTTCAGCCTCCAGGCTTGTAGTACCACCTGTTACCGTATATACAACATCAACAAGTGTTTTAACACCTGAGATTGTTTCTTCTACTGTTCCGCTAATAAAATTTGTTGGAGTAAAACCAGGTTTTTCACCAAGCTTAACAAATTCCAATGCATCCAATTGTGTAAAGTTACAACCTTTAATGATTGAACCTTCTTTATAGATGTTATCACCAAATTGTTCAATCTGATTTTGCAAGATTGTTTGAAGCTGTATTAGCTCTCTTGCTTGAACCGCATATGCGGGTTTAAACAAAACTCTATAGAATTGATTCTCCTGGTCGAAGTCATCGAAGTATGGAGAAATGTTTAAATTTGTATTAATTGGCATATGTTTATCTCTCTTAGAATTGCAAGACCAGTTTATATTCTTCTCTTGAAGCGGCGGATCTATTTAATGGAATAATATCTTCCATAAAGTATACTTCGCCTGATCTTTGAACATAATCGGATGTTATTACATTATCGGCTGTCGGAGTATTTATATTAATTGTCTGGCCGGACGAAGTGAACAAAGGTAATGATGTGTCTAATGATACCGATGTTCCTGGCTGGTTTTCATATGCGCCCATATACTCTGAAATATAAATCGTGTTGGCAGTATTATCAACTTCATGGACTTTACCGACAAATACAGTTTCTTGACTGCTATTAACTTGTGTTAGTGTATCATTAACAACGGCGGCAGGCCATTGGTCAGATACAATAGAAATCCTGTTATCAAATACTGACGGCGCAGTATATGACGGATCAGTGTTTGCCCACTCAGGGTTTTTAACCACACCGATATATGAATAACTATTTGTTGCGCCGATTTGGGTATTATCTGTTTCTGTGATATATCCGTAAAGTAATACGTGGCGGGAATGAAGTTCGTTAAGGAAGTTCGTTGCGTGCCCATTTGTTGGTGACAAGATCGGTCTTAGTTCCGCACGAACATCAATAGATAAAGCATCCTCAGGTTCAAAGTCATATAATGGATCAACAACTCTTGCTGATATACTATTATATCCTGAACCTGCTTCAATAATGTTAATTTTGGTAATTGAGTTATTTACAATTGTTGGGATTGCTGCTGCACCTGTTCCATCACCATTGATTTCAATCTTTGGGAATATTTGAAAACTTGCTGAATCAACAACACCGTCAAATTTTGGATCACCTACAACAAAAACTGTTGCTTTTTGTGTTGAAGCATTATATGAATAAGATCCAATATCATACAAAAAGCTTTGGCCGTTAATGTTAGTAATGTAAATTGCCATGCCCGCATAATAATCTGCGATTTCCTGTAATGTTGTACCTGTTATAATAAGTTCACCCGCTGATAAAACACCATCTTCAGCAATAACACCATTTTCATATGGATAGCCGTAATTTCCTACAATATTTTCAACAAAGATTTGGTCAACCTTTGATCCCGTATCAACATATGACGCATTTGCAGTTGGGTCAACATCAAAGTCACCCATAATAGGAATATAACCGACCGCGTTATATGCTTCAAACTCTGATTGTGTTAGTGAATACATAAATTTCCATACATAACCGTCAGCAGTTTCATAAATTTGATTTGGTGTAGCTGCTGAATAGTTTGGTGGGGTGTCAACTTCACCAAGTTCGTTATTATATAGGCATTTATAAATTCTATAATCACCTGTATCATTACTTGTTGGACCAACAACGGCGTAAAACTTTTCACCGTCAAGGTTAACACGGTCATCGTATTGAATATAAGTTTGACCTTTTTGCCAAGGATAATATTTAATTAAATATTTTACGTCATCGTTACTAATTTTTTTACCGAATAGTGTTTTTTCAAGAAATAAGTTTTTATTATATTGTGAGTCGACCGCGGACAACCTATTAAGCCCAGTTGTAACTGAGGAAACAAAAATATAAAAATCATTTGCCTGAATGTCGTCTTTAAACAACCTCAGTGTATCTGTATTTAAATTTGTTGTAAGTACTTCTGACATTTGTTCACTTCCACTTTTTCTTATTTATATACAATTGGCTTATCCTCTTTTCCTAACTCGACCGCGTGGCCATACAATGGAGGCCGACGGTCTTGTTTTGAAATTTACCACTGGAAATGACTTCCCAGATACAGGTCTTTGATTAATCCAACGTAAAATTTTATTAGGTGCACCTTGAAGGCTATCGGTATCCATTGGATCATCTGTCTCACTATCAAACATCTCATCGTATGTTGAAACTGTGTCCAACCAAGCTTGTGCTTCTGTTTGTGTCATATTAGGATCTTGTTGAGCAAGTATAGCTAAAACACCTGCAACTTGCGGCCCTGACATACTTGTCCCCTGATATTTACCAAGCCTATAAGTACTGTTTCTGGGATCAGCACCAGCACCAGTGTGCAATGATGATTGAATAGCTTCACCTGCAGCAAAGATATCAACCTGGCTTCCACAGTTTGAAAAGATTGCTTTATCTTCAGCTACGTTATTTGATATTGCGCCTACGTTAATTGCATTAGCAAATCCTGCACCTGAACCTGTACCTCGGTGTAGATACCAAAAATAATTAAAGCCATTGTAAGTCATATAATATGAGTTATTATAATCTTGATCTGTAGATTTAACTGTTTTCCATGCATCATTACCTGCCGAGCAAACAACTATAATTCCATCATCAATTGCGTCTTGTATATCAGCAAACCTTGATGTGAAATAGTTCGGTATAGAAAAACCTGATGTTGATGAAGCATAAAATCCGCGGGCCTGCAGTTCTGCAGCAGTTAAATCACGCCCAGGATTAAAATCAACACCACGGAAATTAACACGAGTTACTAAACCTGTAGTATAACTTCCTGAATAACCAACTTCAATTGATGATCCATAACTGTGATTTGATATTGTTGGATTTTTTCTACCTGTTGCAGGATTGATTGGTTTTGAATTATGCCATTCTCTCATATAATCCCAAATATTTATGGTGCCGTTTGGGTTTGTGCTATATGGGCTGATGTTATAGATATTAGCATCTCTGGCCCAGCCCTGAGTATTACCAGCAACTGTTCCTGCACAGTGGCACCCGTGGTTATTATCGGTTTGATCCGCGAGATTTGTATAGGAGCCTGATCTAGAATAATCGTAAGTTCCTGAACCACCGTAATCAAACCAATTTATCTGCTTTATTCTTGGTGCACCGTTTGCTGCTGGTGTATAATATGAAGGACCGGTATCATTATCCCTAAAAATATCTCTTAAAACAACAAAGTCTGGTTTACTTAACACTGGTTCAAAATATGATTTAAATAGGGCGTACCCTTTCGGATTATTAGTTAACATTCCAGATGGAGTTTTTACTGAGTCAGACCATTCCGGTGACAGTGATCCGCCATCCCAAAAAATACTCATATCCCACATTGACCAGTTAATCAAATACATATATT